CCTAAGCAATCCCTCACTGTCCTTCACTTCCTTTCCGCTTACATCTTCAATCTCTCAGTTTTCGCGTCTCCACTACTAACTTACATCATGAATCTCTCAGCGTACTCCCGCTAATGGACAGAACTTCTTTTCTAATCAGTCATACGACAACCGTAAAACAAAAAGAAAACAGTCATCTGACTGGAACTTGATATCACTTACGACCATGTTCAGGGTCGGGTTTTTGAAAGTCTATTTTCCTTGACTTCTTATCACGGGAAGCTGATCGTAAACGTTCTTCAGCGTCTTCTTCAACTTCCTTCTCGTGACGGGTATCATGCACTTTAGCAGGGCTAACTGCTCGCAACTTCTCCTCTTTTCTCTCTTTCTTTCTTCCATGGGTACGAATTTGAAAGGGTATCAAAGAATTCCTCTTCTTTTCCTCCTTCCTCAACAATGCTGGGTCAGACATTAATAGTGCATTAGCAAAACTAACAGTAGTTGGAATAACAGTTAACGTCCAATTAACATTTGCTGAACCTCCACTAGTTTGAACAGTAATATCGCTGGTCAAATTCCACAAACCACCTTCAACCCAAAAAATGTTTTGTCTAACATTTGCTGCTGTGTCTGTCAAAGGATCAGTCAATAAATTGACAAGATCCAACTCGGACACAGTAACGGGCGTTGAGGTGGCAGCATGAACACCATTGTTAACAACAATGGCAACCACACCATCATCCTGTGAAAACTCAGTTGTAACAAGATAAACACCAGGAGGAAATTGTCCAAACGTACCATCCGTTTGACCATTAATATCAAAACTCTCAGAGTAACTACTTCGTATTGTCATAGGCACAACTTGATTTGCTGGTGCATAGGGCTCTAACGCCCCAGCAGCAAACAATTCGCCAGTAGCCAACACAGCACCAAGACTACCAAGATCAGGATCCCTCTTGGGATTATAAAACTCAACTTCATAATCAACAAGCAACTCCCCCATTACTGTGGAAGAACTTGCTGACGAAATAATAGCCCATGAGAATACTCCTTGATCATATAACTGAATGTCAGTACCTGCAGGTGGCGTTCCAGTTCGCACAAAATACTTCTTATACGGATCACTTCTCCGCAAAAGGCAATTATGCCTATCTGAGCTCCAAACCATTCCTGATGTTGTACCAGTGTACGAATACATTTCCTGTTTATCAGAAAAAGGAGCATCAGCAGGATTTAACTGGGTTGACATGTACACTGTACCAGTGGTATTACTACCAACACGAGACATGTACCGAAAACTAAGAGATTTGAAACGGTACTGTTCAAAATTAGACGCAAGTGAAGATAACCAGGGGAAATTACCTGACAAACCAGGATTCAATGAATAAACGTTCGTGTCAGCCATATAAAACTGAGGGTGAGGGGTCAAATCATCCAAATACTCAGTATGGCGAACAACAAACGTCCTCCCCCGATTAATCTGAGGAGCACCAACACGATTGCGAAAACCCATAGCAGCTGGAACAGCAATGCCTTTAACAGACATAGGCATGCCTCCATTAGCCTTCTGCTTTCGCTTAGGCTTCTTCCAAGCCTTAGGCGTCTTAGCGGAAAAACCAAGCTGCCTAACAACTTTCTTAACTTTACTCGTGATCTTCCGACCACCTTTCAAACCTTTCTTCGTACGAGAACTCATTTAGCTTCTCAGCTACACTTTTCAAAACAGACTTATTACTTACGCGCGGCTGTTCTGCTTCTAAGGTCATATACAACTGATATAATTGATCATCAGATTTCCAAACTGTATTAACCTCTTCAAATGTAAAAGGATCCTCCTTGGTGCGCTTAGATCGCACACGTAGGGCGGAACCCCAAGTTATCTGAAGATATTGAATATAATCAGAAAAGAGTTCACGACAGGCTCCATTAAAGAAGGTCGACATTCGCAAAGCACAAGCTTTAAGGTAAGACCAACGGATATGAGTATGTGCACGAGTATGCCACAACATTGAACTAACAGCTTTATCATAATCTGGATAAGGAACATAACAACCACCACACATAGTAGTTGCCTGTGAAAGAAAATTACGTTCAACCAAAGGTCCTTTACCCGTGGCTTCAACCTTCACCTTAATTCCAAGACTTTTCCACACCTCAGCAATGTTCTCCATATTAAACCAAGAGACAACACTCTCGGCAACTGTAAATAATGAATCATCACCACACAGGGCCAACTCAACAAATTCTGAAAATTCACGATATGTAGTTTTCTCTGGACTCAACCGAAGCCAAGCATAACAAAACAACATATAATGTATAATAGTATTCGTTACTATTGTTAAAAAAGACCCTGATGGATTCCCTTGCAACTTAAAGAAAACATCGCCATTAGGACATATTACCAGAGACATAAAAATCTCCTTAAAAAGATTGTCCCATCTAATCCGGTTTAAGGGTGTGCGATCACTCTGCCGCACGAAACCCCACATAACCCGTGATAATGACATTATCATATACTCAGATAGTGTAGAATCCCAAGCACTCACATCCATTTCAAAAGCAAATTTATGCTTATTCAATCGTTGGAACAGAATGTTCCATGCACTATTAAAAATAGAACCTCCAACAAAGGAGGCGGATGTGGCCCAAGATGAATAAAACTTGTTATTCATATCAAGTGTGGCTCCATTACCTGCCATCGAATTATCAACATTTGCGGCAAGATAAGCTCGATAATCATCAGCTTCCATCTTTTTCACCTTACGCAATTCCTTCTTAACAGTACAAGTATACCACGATGTCGGTACGTAATCACTATTACTTATTCGCTCCAAATAATCTGCGAAATTTTTCCTTGCAAAGTCTCCACCCTCACACTCGAAATAATCACATTTCTTTGCAAAGGGTTTACGACCAAACGCACCTCGACTGTAAGGAAAACCAGGAGATGACTGTTGATTTAAAGATTCAGAACAATAATCAAAATCCCAGCAAATCTTACTACCTTGCATAAAAGAAAAATGCTTTCCAGCCCACTCTTCGCACATACTCCACACATTAAAATCAGGATCATTGATCGGTGTGGTGAAGCGTATTAAGTTACGCACAGCACTTTCCCTTCCGGGATTCCCCCATCTCCATTTAAAATGAACTTTATAAATGTCCTTCTCTACAATACTTGGTAAAACCCTCTTCATCCGCTCAAGAGTCTGAGCATCATAATGGTTATACCTATCTTGTAGAAATACACTAAAATAAGGGTCAGTATGTGACTTTGTTTCAACATGGGCTGAATATCTTTCAACGTAGTAAGGTGGCTGATAATTAGAACCAATTTGCTGCCATTGCCGTTTTCTTCCCTCTACCCGCAGATTAAGTTGCCAGAAACTCAAATCCACGGCACGCGAATAGAGGTTCATTGAAAATTTGCCACAACTGCACCTTGGTTGAATAATCTATTACTGATTACCAACCCACACGTATGTACTGCAACAACAGTGCGTGGCGCATTTCGTGACATAATTGGCGAGAAACAATTCCCGACATCACTTGGTAAATCATAAGTAACATGCTCATGATAACCCTTATCTGTGGTACGCTGTGAGGCTCCATTTACCTTTCCAGTGGAAATATGCGGTTTAACATTAACATTTCGTGCATACTTCGAAACCATCACAACTTGTGTATCCTGAACGGGCTCATGATTAGCAATCTTTAAACCTGGCTGTTTCATTTGTGATATTTCTGGTGCTTGATAACACCAAATCTCAGCACGATCATCCTGCAACACTTTAAAGATTTTCTTGTTGACTTTTCCATCCTGGAAGGTAGAACCTTCTGGAAGTACAATCGTGCCTTTAGGTAAAAGAAAACTAATCTTCTTATCTATCACAACTTTATCAGCGTGGCGCCCAAACCAGACACAGTCGTTAGCCACAAAACAATTAGCATAAGGACTGTCGTTCAGGCACATAATGCCCACAGAATCTTGCCACTTAGTGACCATCTCATCTGTGATCTGCACAACATCCAGAAAAGCCTCATTTTCTTTCATCACCACAGGCGGTTTAGCTACTTGCCATTTCGCTTCCTGTCCTTTCTTCACAACAGGATGCTTAAAAAAACACCCTGTGACACCACCAGGAGTTGTTTTACAACAAACACGAGTACACATTGTCATCTTAGCAATACCCATCTGAAAATCTTTAGTGTGCTCAACACTATCGGGACACTTACATTTCTGAGCTTGTGGGAATAATAGTCTAAAGCACCGATGTGTTCGTGCCTCGATCTCCTTCAATTCAACCTCCTTCTTTTCTTTCTTAACTTTCTTTTTACTAGAAGGTTGTACAACACGACTTTCATTTATTTCAGAAGAAATAACATTTGAAGTGATATCAGCGGCCTTGGCTCCCAACCGTGATACATAAGCTTGAAAGAAAAAAGCTAACGCTGTAGCCAAAGTTACAGCAGCTGGTTCAAAAGCCTCATTCTTCTTCAATCTTTCCTCAACGAATGGAAACTTAGATATTAAATAATCTGACGAAAAACCTGGAAAAGCCTCATCGTCATAATGGTGTTTAGCCCGTTCAATAAAAGCAGGCTTAGCTTTAGAACCTACAGGACCAGGTTGGAAATTACGTGCAACATAATCATTTGAAGGTGCAGCGGACATATCCTCAGTATGGATATCCCACCACTTGGCAAAACTTTCATCCAAGTCACGCAAGCGTTTCTCTCTCTCCTCAAGAGATTCTTTACGCTCACGCTCCTGGAATTTCTTTTCCCATTTCTCATATTTATCGTCAAATTGATCCATCTCACGATCTGAATACAACTTCACTAAGTATAAAGCTTGCCGATACTGATCAGGGAATTTATGCCCACCTTCATTTTTCTTTTCTACTGGCGTTTTCTCCTCTGACGGTACAGTTTTTGGCACGCAACCACTCCAATGCATACAATTATGACCTGCACAATGAATACCACAATTGGTATAAGCGCAAGTCTTCATTTGCTTGGGGCATTTATCAGAATGGAAGCACTCACCCTTTTTCTCTTTAGCATCATTTTCTTTCTTAGGCTGCCGTTTCAGCCAGAGGTAAACAAAGCATAATGCTAGACCAACCACAACAGCACCTGCAGCAATTATTCTATCCCAATGCTTCCTACGTAATTTCGGTGCTAAAGGGCCCACATCACCGAGATCACCATCGATAATAACTGCGTCATCATCTGATGCAGCAGGATCCATTTCTAACTCATAACTCCAAATGTCTTCAAAAGAATTCGGCCACGTTTGGTTTTGCTTATCAGGTTCAATCTCATGCTTGGCAACATAAGTCACACACCTAACATGTGTTCTACCGGTTAAGTGCAATTTATCATTCTCAGCAACTGGCATATTACACACATTACAAGCATAAGATATGGGTGAGAGTGTATGTTCAACAATATGTTTCGCATACAAATGACGACTAGTTTTCTCGTGTATATCCCTATTTTGACCTGTATATGCTATTCTGCAGATTGCACAACTGCCATCTGCAGCCTTACATTCTATCACAGGAAATTTGTCATCACACTGGAAAACACCGTATCTATTGCCTTTCAACTCTTTCGGTTGTGGAAACAACAAGTTCAAATCACTCACCTGTGCACCTTCAAACACGGCTTCTTTCTTATCAACTTCCAATTGAGCTTTATCCTCTCGCACCTTTGACTCTTTCTCTGCAACTTTCAATGCATCCGGGGCATCCTTCACCATTGCTTCGATTTCAATTATATCCGCTTTAGTATCGGCAGAAAATTCAAAACCAAACCAACCGGCCATAGATGAGATTATTTTCAAATCAGTAGTTTTATCCTTAAGATAAACTAAGGCTTCTTTAAAACCCTTGAGCACAAAATGTAACCCAAAGGCCAATACCATCCACCCCATAGCAATGATAAAAATATCCTTAACACGTTTAGCCCAACTAGGGGCATCATCTGTGTTAGGCAAATACTTTCTTTGCATTAAAAATCTAACCAAAAAACCTGCTAACGCAATTGCCAAGGAAACAGTTGTCGCAGTGACAATATTCTCTTGAGCTGCTTTTTCTTTGCGAGAACCAAAGAACCATGCAAGTCCTGTACCACTAATCTCTTTCTTAACGTCGTCTTTAACTTCGGACACAACCTCTTTAACGAGCTTCTTCCCATTCCGACGTACGTATCTGTCAACCACGTAGGCAATAACGCCACACGTAGCAAGTGTCGTACACACGGAAGAGACTACGGTAACAGCAGCAAGCATATCAGCTTGTAGGTAGGGGTTTT